ATGCCTGATCTCTCAGTTCCGGGGGCGCGCGTCACGCCGGTGCCAAAGGGCTTCACGACGCGCGTTGGCGAAGCCGTTCGTTACCTGATCACCGGTGTTGCGCCGACGACATGGTTCGGACCCATGCAGCCATTGCAGCCCATGGCTCCGGAAGGGACCGGCGGACGCGCCTTCGATTATCCGACGGGATACAATCTCAATTACCAACCGCGAACCGACGAACCGATTTCCTTTGCCGATCTGCGTGCGCTTGCAGACGGATGCGACATGCTTCGCCTCGTCATCGAGACGCGAAAGGATCAGATCGAGGGGCAGGATTGGGACATCCGCCCGCGAAAATCGCCTGACGGGTCGCGCCCCGGAAGCAGCCAATTCGCCAACGAGATAGAAGCTGCCAGGGACTTTTTTGCATGGCCCGACAAAGAACACGACCTTGCGTCCTGGATGCGGGCGGTTGCCGAAGAGCTGTTCGTGATCGACGCCGTATCCGTCTATGTGCGACCTGACCGGTCAGGACGGATATTTGCATTCGAGCTGATCGATGGCACGACGATTTCGCCACGCATCGACGCGTGGGGACGCACTCCCGCCGCGCCCGATGTTGCCTACCAGCAGATCCTGCATGGTGTTCCCGCCGCCGATTTCTCGACGGAACAGATGATCTATTTTCCGAGGAATCGCCGGCCTGGACATGTTTACGGGTTTTCGCCGGTCGAACAGGTGATCTCGACGGCCAACATCCTGGTCCGTCGAAACGCACACCAACTCGCTTTCTATACCGACGGTAACTTGACTGACGGCATTTTCGTTTCGCCCGAGACATGGAGCAACGACCAGATCCGGGCGTGGCAGGTGTACTGGGACTCCCAGTTCGGCGGCAACATTCAAACCCGCAGGCACGGCGTCTGGGTGCCGGGAGGCGTGGACTTTAAAGACCTCAAGCAACCGAGCTTGAAAGATCCGTACGACGAATTTCTTGCACGCATCATCTGCTTTGCATTCTCGGTCAGCCCGCAGCCTTTCGTCAGCATGATGAATCGCTCCACAGCCGAAACGGCGCACGATACCGCCATCGAAGAGGGCCTCGTTCCCATCCTCAACTACTACAGACGCCTGTTCCGGCTGATGTTCGATCGTCTCGGCTGGGCCGACATCGAGATGGTCCCGGTCGACGAAGGGGAACTCGATCCGCAGATCGCCGACAATATCGACGTCGCCGATGTGAAGGCCGGAATCCGGACGATCAACGAAGTGCGCACGAGCCGGGGCCTCGATCCCATGCAAGGAGGCGATCAGCTCATGGTCGCAACGGGAAGCGGCTATACGCCCATCGCCGGCGCTGAACAGACGGCCGGGACTGCGGATCGATAAGCCCGCGGTTCGTGCTGCTCAACATTCTCACGGAGTTCCCCATGGATTTTCGACTCTTTATTCCCATCACCAAAGTCGACGTCGCCAAGCGACTGGTTTACGGGACGATCGCCGAGGAAGTGCCGGACAAGTCCGGCGAGATCATGGATTATCAGTCGGCAAAGCCTGAGTTTGAGGCCTGGTCTGCCGCAGTAGGACGCGCCTCGAACGGCAAGAGCGCGGGAAATCTGCGTGCCATGCACGGTAGCGTCGCCGCGGGGCGCCTAGACCGAATCGTGTTCGACGATAAGGAAAAACGCATCGCAACCGTCGCCAAGGTCGTCGACGACACCGAATGGCAAAAAGTGCTGGAGGGCGTCTACACCGGCTTCTCCATGGGCGGCAAATACAAGAAGCGATGGCGTGATCCCAAGAAGCCCGAGCTCACCCGCTACACGCCCGAGCCGATGGAGGTCTCTTTGGTGGACAACCCCTGCATTCCCTCCGCGACGTTCGAAGTCATCAAGGATGATGGTTCGAGCGAATTGCGGAAGTTCAATCTGAAACAGTCGACAAGCAAGGATCGGTCGGTCATGGACCTGGCAAAATACGGAGCGCGGCATTCAAGGGAAGATCTTTCACGCGTGCAGCTGATGCACGATACGTCGGTCGATCTGGGCGCAACTTGCGGCGGTGACGAGGACGCCGATCCCGACTACGATCTGAGCGACTCGCTCAAGTCGATGCGACCCCAACTCGCCAAACTCGCAGGCGACATTGCGGCCCGAACGCTCGAGAAGCTTGCCCCCAGGCTCGATGCTTTGGGCAGGCGCATCGAGGCGCTCGAAGCGATGCCCATGCCCGGCGGACCTTATGCGCCCGCTTTCGCCGTCGCGAAGTCGCATGACCTAGGCGGCCGCAATCTCGGCAGCGATCCTGTGGGATCGTTCGAACAACACCTCGACACTCTTGCACCCGCGCAACGCGCCCATGTTCTGGCGAAACTTGCGCTCAAGAACCCGATGAGCCGCTAGCCGGCTCGCCCCTCGCCCGATCAATCGTCTGCGCGTCGTGCCGGAGCTGCACTTCTTCCCCCTCGGAAGTGCGGCGCGGGCCAGTGCGCGGATTCGGGCGGGGGGCATCTTTCTCAACCGCTGAACATCCAGGAGCATTCGCATGAACATCACCCAGGAAAGCATGGCGCTGATGCGCAATGCGCTTACGCAATCTCAGCCCGATCTGCGCAAGACCGTGACCGAATCTACCGGTCTCACTTTCTATGATCTGCAGGCGCCGGCAAAGAATCTGTATCCGACCATCACCAAACTCAGGAACATGACGCCGCGCGTGGGCCGTCCGTCCGGTTACGGCACCGCCGCTCACTGGAAGCAGATCACCGCAGTCAACGGTTCCGGCTATGACGCGATGGGCTGGATTCCCGAAGGTCAGCGTTCGGCCGCGATGAGCTACACGAGCTCGGACATGTCAGCGACTTACGTGACGGTCGGCGAAGAAGACTATCTGACATTCGAAGCGGAATCCGCGGCTGAGGGGTTTGAGGATATGAATGCAACCGTGTCTCTGCGCCTGCTCCAGAAGACGATGCGCAAGGAGGAGACAGGCCTCCTCGCAGGCAACGCGAGCCTCGCACTCGGAACACCGTCTGCGCCATCGCTGTCGGCGCCAACGGATTCCACATCGACATTGCCTGCCGCGACCTACTCGGTGATCGTTGCTGCGTTGACGGCAGAAGGCTGGCTCAACTGCAAGGGCAATGCGGTGGCCGGTTTCACGCCGCAGAAAACTATCACCGGCATGGATGGCCAGAACTACACGCTCAACGGCGGCAACTCCAATGTGTCGTCGAACACCACGTTGGCCGTCACGTCCGGCAAGGGCCTCGCGGCCTCGGTCACGAACGTGAAAGGTGCAGCGGCTTACGCCTGGTTCGTCGGCACCGCTGGCAGTGAAACGCTGCAGGCAATCACGACGGTGAACTGCGCTTACTTCAACGCGCCACTTGCAACCGGTCGCCAGGCAGCAACGACTGTAACCGCCGACAGCTCGACCAATTCCACGCTGGCCTTCGACGGGTTTCTGACCAATGCGTTCAATGGCGGAAGTCTCATGACGCAGGCGACCGGCACCAACGGTGTCGGCACACCCCTGACGGCCTCCGGTCGCGGATCGATTGTGGAGATCGACACATTGCTGCAAAACATGTGGGACAACTACCGGCTAGGCCCGACGGTGATCTTCGTTTCGAGCCAGGAGCAGAAGAACATCACCAACAAAGTCCTGTCCAATGCGTCCAGTCCGCTGCTGCGCTACGATGTGACCGCCACGCCGGGGCAACCTTATGCAATCACGGCCGGCGGGCAGATCAAGTACTACTACAACCCGTTCGACGGCGACGGCATGACGATCCCCATCGTGCCACATCCCGATCTCGCTCCGGGCACGTTGTTCGCCTATTGCGAACGTCTGCCCGAATGGTACCAGTCCAACGAAGTGCCCAACGTCGCCGAAGTGATCACAAGACGCGACTACTATCGCGTCGACTGGCCGCTGCGTACCCGCCGCCGCGAGTATGGCATCTACGCCGAAGAGGTGCTCGCGGTTTATGCCCAGTTCGCGATGGGCATCATCACGAACATCGGCAACGGCTGAGCACGTTCCCGAAGCAACAAAGCCTGCGAAGCGGCGAGAGCCGCTTCGCGTACGGCTGCGTCCTCCCTCCCCGTCCGCTTGGAGCGAAACGACAATGGCAGCGAACGATCTGACGAATCTCGCAGATATCAAAGCCTGGCTCGGCCGTACAGACTCGAATTCCGACTCGCTCCTGTCGGCTCTGATTACCCGTGCGAGCAGGCAGATTTACTCGCATCTGCAGCGAGGCCTGATCCTTCCCCGCGCCGTAGACGAAGTCCGCAACGGCTCAGGCGGCGACACGCTCATGCTGAAGGAATGGCCGGTCATTTCGGTGACATCTCTCGTTATCGGGCATCTGGCCGTGCCACAGGCGGCGAGTGCATCGACCTTCGCGCAGCCCGCGAGTGGTCCGGGCTGGACATGCGAAATCTGGGACGGAACGCCGCCCGGCAGGCCACAGGCGCTTTACCTGCGCGGATACACGTTCGGAAGATCGTTTCCAGGCGCGGCAAACACCCAGAATGTCTTCGTGTCCTATCAGGCCGGATATCAGGTTTCCGCCGAGCCACAGATCGTCAGCGGCAGCATGGTGACAGTAAACGCTCCGTTCGGATATTGGGCAACGAACGAGGGCGTCACCTACGCGACAGGCGCACCGCTTGAACAGGTCAGCGGAAGCCCAGCCATGGGTCAGTACCAGCTTGGATCGACCGCTGGAGTCTACAATTTCAACGCCGGCGACGACGGAGCGACGGTGCTTGTCAGCTACGGGTTCATTCCTTCGGACCTGGCAGATGCCTGCATCGAACTTGTCGCGGAACGTTACAAATATTCGGAGCGCGTGGGAGAAAGGTCTCACAGCCTCGGCGGAAACGAAACTGTGAGCTTCGACACCGGCCGGTTCACACCTCTCATCGCCGCGATGCTCGAGCCTTACCGAAATGTCGCTCCATTCTGAACGGGCCGACCGACGCACGTGGCCACGGCAGTGATAAAGGTGATTGCCGATACGACGGACATGGTCCGATCGTTTGATCGGCGCAGCGGTGCTGTGAAAGCGACGGTGACGCGTGCCGTCCGCGCCAACGCGCAAGGTCTGCTTTCACGAATCGACGGCAAGCTGTCGGGACAGGTTCTCAATCTTCGCTCGGGCGCGTTGCGGCAAAGCATCGTTGACGCAGAGTTTGCAGCCGGGGACGCCGTGATCGGCAATGCCGTTGCGAGTGATGGCTCCGCGCAATATGCACGGATCCAGGAATATGGCGGTCGCGTCAACATTCCGCGAGTCTTTCCCGAAACGGCGAAAGTCTTGGCCTTCGAGTATCAGGGGCGGCTCGTTTTCGCGAAGCACGCCGCGGCGCACGTTGCCGATATTCCCGAACGAAGCTTCATGCGCGCGTCACTGACCGAGATCGAAGGAGGCTTCATACGCGACATGCAGGACGCGATCGATGAGGCGTTGTCATGAGCGAACCGCAATTCTCCCGCGAAACCATCTTTGCGGCACTTTTTTCGCTGGTCAGTGAAGCCGGTTCATTCCAGACCGCTACCCGGCGCATCAAGGAATATGCCGACGTCAGCCAGGCGACTCAGCCTGCGATCCTGCAGGTCGAGATCGGCGAGAAGTGGGATGCGCCGGTCGGAAAACCGCCGATCGTCACGCTCAACTGCCGGCTGTTCATCTATTGCGAATGCAACGATCCGACGCAGCCGGTTTCGACACAGTTAAACGATCTGCTGGACTCCGTGATGAATGCGCTCGCATCGACCCAGTGGCAAAACTGGCGTCAGACACTCGGCGGGCTGGTTTGGCACGCGCGCATATCCGGCGAAATCACAATTACAGAGGGGCTATCGGGACAATCGGAAGCGCTGATACCCGTCGAAATCCTCGTGAACTCCTAGGTGCCGGCACGGAAAACCGGGGCCGCCACACTTCAACCAGTTTAGCCAGGGCTGGGAGGCCCAACAGACATGCAACTCAACTTCGGAGTCGGCACCGCCATCGGCAAGCGAACCGACATTGCCAACGCCAAACCGTCCTTCATCGGTGTTCTGCAGGATCTCGAAATTGACTTCGACGTCACGCTCAAGGAACTGACCGGTGCATTCAAGATGCCTGTCGATATTGCGCCATCCAGCATGAAGGTGACCGGCAAGGCGAAGTTTGCGCGCATCCAGGGTGCAAGCGTCAACAATCTTCTGCTCGGCCAGACGGAAACGGACTCGTCCGGCATTGATATGGCGGTCGCCGAAGCGTTCATCGTACCCGCCAGTTCCCCCTATACCTATCAAGTCGTGAATCACAGCGGTTTCATCGAAGATCTTGGTGTGTTTTACGCGGCCGGGATGCAACTTCAGCCCACAACGGGCACGCCGACGCAGGGCCAATACTCGATCAGCGCCGGCACCTACACATTCGCAGCCGCCGATGAAGGCGCAGCGATGGTTGTCTACTATAGTTATACCGTCGCCAATCTGGTGCAACTCTCGCTTGCCAACCAATTGATGGGTTCGGGTCCCGTTTTTGAGTTCAATGCCAAACAGGATTATTTCGTGCAGGGCGTCGAGAAAAAGCTGATCATCAAGCTCAATGCCTGCCGATCATCGAAGTGGTCGTTGCCGTTCAAGAATACCGACTACACGATCCAGGATTTCGAATTTACGGCCTTCGCCGATCCCAACAACAACTGGGGGACGTTCGCCTTCAGCGAATGACATCCGTCGCCCACAGCGATCAGGCAGGCTTCGTGCATGACCGAAGCAGAAATCATCATTGCCGGCCGGCCATGGCGCGTTCCGCTGCTGGCGCCGCGGCAAAACCGTATCATCGTGCCGCTGATTGTCGCGCGCGATCTCAGCTATTCCTTCATGCTCGAAATCGCTATCACAGCCCTGACGCGAGCGTATCCGGATTTGGACAGAGCTGCCGTCGAGGATTGGCCGATACCGCTTTACGAGCTTCGAACCGCGGTTCCGGTGATTGCGCAGCAGACCGGTATGATCGCGGCCGCGACGCGCGATCAACCCCGCAGTAGTTCCGGGCCCCCAGACTGCGATGCGATCATCGCGGAGTTTTGCAACTTTCTTCCCGGCACGACTCCCGATTACTGGGAGGACGCGCTGACATGGCGCCGCTACGAAGCACAGCAGGAAGAATGGCGGCGTCATCCTCCCGTCGCCGTTCTGGTGGCCGGTTACCTTGGATACAAACCCAAGTCGCGCGACCTGGATGCGGTGAGCGAGCTCATGCGACTGTTTCCAACCGGAAGGCTTCGGCTGAACTGACACTCACCAAAGGCAATTCAACGTCTATCGGGAGCCCGGGCAGCCGCCCGCGTTGATCCATGACAGAGTCCACTTCGCCAGCCGAACCGACCGTTCCGACAATCCGGCTCGCGGGCCGGGAACTGCCGATTCCTGTTTTGGCGCCCAGGCAGAACCGCACGATCGTGCCTGCGCTGCTCGACTTGATCCCGAAGGTCATCGAAGCGCGATCATGCGCTCTGGTCGATCCGCAGGATGAATCCAAGGGCATCAATCGGCTCCGTCTGCTCACGCATCTGATCGACACCAGCACCTACGATGCCATGTGCGACATCGTCTTCACGGCCATGACACGCGCCCAACCCGATTTCAAACGTATAGAGTTCGACGATCTATCGCTCGACATCGAAGACTTGATTGCGGCGATCTTCGTCGTCGCACGTCAGTCGGGCGTCATCCGGAACTAAATTGCGGATTCTGAAAGGCAAACGCCATGGACAGCACGCTATCCGTAAAGATCACAGCCGATATCGGTGATCTTCAGGACAAGTTCGCGGCAGCAAAAGAAGAAACGTCGCAACTTGGCGACGGTCTGAACGCTCTCTCGAGACAGGCGGAAGCCGGCGCGATCTCAAGCGGTCTGATTCCGCAACTCAAAGACACGGCGGCCGCGGCGAAAGAGGCAGCGGACATCTGGAAGGAGGCCGTCAATCAGATCGGCACTGCGGAGAGCAGCCTCGTCAAGGATGTCCTGGAGAAGCGCAAAGGCCTCAGCCGCGACATGCTTCAGATCGTCGAGAGGCTCGCCGAGACGGAGATCGCCGATGACGTCAAAATGTGGACCGCGAAGATTCTCAATGCCACCGTGGCCCAGGGGAAAATCGCCGCGATCGAAAAAGGCGGCGTGTTGTACCGCGCAACGGCAAGCCTGTTCGGCGAGGGTACTTCCGACGCCAGCGCGGGTGTGACCCAGCAGGGCGCGGGAGGATTAGTGAAGGCTGCTTCGCAGGCATCGGGCGACGCGCAAGGTGCAGCCCAAACAGCCGCACTTACGTCCAATAGCGCAGCTCTCACCGCGCTGACGGCTGCGCTGACCGGTCATGGAACCGTACCGGCAACGAATACAGCCGCACAGTCAGCGGGGGCCGTGGCAACAACCACCAACACGGCAGCAACAGCCACAGGCAGCGTTGCAACAGCAACCCACACCGTCGCAACCACCGGCAACGCGGTCGCAACCTCCACAAACACTGCGGTTCAATCGACCAATCTAGCTGCCACAGTTGCAAATACGATCGCGACGCTCGCTAACACGATCGCGCTCGATATCGAAGATGCGATAGAAGCGGTTGGCGACCTCCTCGGTTTCGACACAGGCGCCGACAACATTCCCAATGACATGGTCGCCAGGGTGCACAAGGGCGAGATGATCATTCCCGCACATCGCGCCGCTGAAATCCGTGCCTCGGGCGGCTTGGCCGGATGGGAATTGAAGGATGCCTCCCGCTATCGGTCGTCGGCATTAAGCGTCGGCAGCTTCCAGGCCATGAAGTACGCTGGTGGCCGCGGTGGCGATACAAACTTTCATAATCATTACTACCCGACGATCAACATGCGGGAGCCGGCCGACCTCAAACGCTTGCTCGGGACAAGCGGCGCCGAGTTTGCCGACTCGATTCAGCGCGGATACCGCGTCGGTTCACCGACGCGTCCATCCGGCCGTACGGTTTAGACGAAGGCACCCTTCTCGTTCATTCGCTCACGCTTAACTCGAGCCCAAACCTATGACGTATCTGCTCTACCCCAGGGCATTTCCGGGCCTGGCACCGGAAATCACACGACGCCCAAAGCACTCGATCGAACTGCAATCACATCAATCGGGTGCAGAGGTCAGGGTGTCCTACTGGTCGGAACCTCTGTGGGAATGGGACATCGCATACAATGTGCTGCGTGACGGTCACCGCGATGGCATAGCTTACGATGAGTTGCGGCAGATCGAGGGAATGTTTCTCGCTTGTTCCGGTTCACTGTTGGGATTTCAGTTCTGGGATTGCGACGATCACCAGGTGTTCCAGCAGGCCTTCGCCACTACTGACGGGCTTTCCAGTGCGTATACGCTCGTTCGAACCCTGGGCGCCAATAACCCCGCTATGGGATACCTCGGCACGGAGGCAATCGGATTCTTGGATCTGAACCGGCCCTTCAACCTCTACGCAGACGGGTCGGCCATGCCGGTTTCTCCCACCGATCCGATTTTTGGTTACTCGCTCTCAACATCCGCACCAAAACAGCAGCAGATCGTGTTCAATGAAGCGCCGCCTGCTGGACACGTTCTGAGCGCAGACCTTTCCTATCTCTATTATGCCCGATTCAATGCGGACTCGCAGGACTTCGAGAAGTTCATGCATCAGCTCTGGGGCCTGAAGAAGGTAACACTGGTCAGCCTGCGATTTGGCTCGGGCGGATCGTCGCTACCGCAATCAACATCGCAGGCGGCGGGGCGTTCGATCACAGTCTATGCTTCCCCCCTGCAACTCATGAATACCGACGGCTACGTTGGCATCACAAATGCCACCGGAACGACGCTTGCCATTGACCTTCCGATCTATCCCAGCGCAAACCAGGTCGTGAAGCTCGCCGACGAAGGCGGAAATGCGGGCACTAACAACTGGATGATCCAATACGACGGTGCGCCGGTGGCCAACGTCGTCGTCAGCGGCGGCTTCGTTTCGCTGAGATGGAATGGCGACACATGGTTTCAGATCGGCGCTCAGTAGGTGCGCGGTGCATCCCTAGCTCTGCAGGACTACCTGCGCACACGCGCACCTTGCTGGATCGCCGAACTCTTTTCAATCACTCTGGCCGATGGCGTGACTCAATTTCTTTGGACGAGCTTTGATGAAAATATCTGCTATGGCGGCTCAACATGGTCAGCGCTCGGCAGTCTCATCAAACGCTCGCGTATGACGCTCAGGAGCACCGTGGAAGTTCCCGAGCTGGAAGTCGCGCTAACAGCTCTGGACTCGGTTCAGTTGCAGGGCATCGATCTAAAGCTGGCGGTACACAACGGCGTTCTCGACGGAGCGAGACTTTCCATGCAGCGGGTGTTCATGCCGGCTCCAGGCGATACGTCTCTTGGCCCGGTCCTGATGTTTGGTGGACGCATCAGTCAGGCAGTGATCACCGCTGCCGGCATTACCTTCACCGCGAAAGGTGATAACGTGCTGATGAACCAGCAAACGCCCAGAAACCTCTACCAGACAACGTGCCTGCACACGTTCTGCGATTCCGGTTGCACGCTTCTCGAGGCGAACTATACGATCGCAAATTCGGTGGGTAATGGGGCAACCACAAGCTTTGTCCCGTGGGGCACTGCGCCGTCCAATCCCGCACTTTTTGTGCTTGGGAAGATCACGTTCAACGCAGCTGAGGAAGGTGGCGGCGTATGCGCCGCTCAAGTCCGGTCTGTCCGCAACGCGAACTCCAAGGGCGTGTATCTAACCTACCCGCTCTATGGCACACCAAACGCAGGCGATGCATTCAGCGTGTTGATTGGTTGCGCGCGTTCGCTGAACTCATGCCAGAACCGAACGGATGACAACGGCAACGTTGTCGATAATTCGCAAAATTTTCGCGGCGAACCATGGGTTCCACAGGCCGAGTACGGCGTATGACGGAATCTGAGGAACGCGCCAAAGTGGTTGCCGAAGCGCTGACGTGGACCGGCACGCCATTCCGAGACCAATCGGACATAAAGGGCGCCGGCGTGGATTGCGCAATGCTGTTGGTGCGTACCTTCGTTGACACCGGTGTCGTTCCGGCGTTCGACCCAAGGCCCTACTCGCCGCAATGGCACTTGCATCACAGTGAGGAAAAGTTCCTCACGATCATCGAAACGCTCGGCACCGAAGTCAGACGGCCTCCAATTCCCGGCGACGTCATTGTCTACAAATTCGGCCGCTGCTTCAGTCACGGCGCACTCGTGACCAGTGAGGAAAACATCATCCATGCCTGGTATCTGGAACAGCACGTAACGATCACGCCGGTACGGGACAGCAAGCTCTGTCAAATGAACAATGGCCGCCCCCGGCCGCACAAGTTGTTCGATTGCTGGGCTTCCAGGTGTCCAGCGGGGCATTTGCCTTCTTAGTGCGTCACTAAGAGTGAACCGACATGGCAGGTATGTTTTCCAGCGGAACCAACACGCAGGTACCCCGCTACACCCAACTCCAAGTTCAGACAAGCGCGCAGGGACTGCCCGTTCCCCTCTGCTGGGGCGCGGTGCGCGGCGCCTTCAATCTCATCTGGAATGGCAACTTCAATTCGGAACCGGTCAGCGGCAAAGGAGGGGGCGGGAAAGGCGGCGCGAAGGGCGGACAACAATACACATATTCGACGGCCTTCATCGGCGGTCTCTGCGAGGGGGCGCTCACAGATATGAACACCCTGTTTCCGGATCTGTACCCGAACGCGAACACCTTCATCGGCAGAGTCTGGCGCGACCAGGCGCAGATGACCACGCTATCAAAGTTGAATGTTATTCCATTTCAAGGCGAGGCTGGCCAATCGACCTGGCCATACCTTGCTTCAAATTTCCCAAGCGAAGCGATTCCGTATTCAGCGCTGGCTTACGTCGCATCGTCTAAATACGACCTTGGATACTCTCCGTCCTTGCCGGATCACAGCTTCGAACTGTTCGGCAAGTACTGCGGCTCGTACACGCAGCCGATGGAACAGTTTACGCCGACTGGAAACATCCAGGTCGCCGTGCAGGGTGGGGCCGTCTACTCGTCGAGCGACTCGTTCTTCGACGGCATTGAGTTCACCTATCAAGGACCGACCACGAACCCGAGCGCAAATGTCTACCTGTTCACTCCACCCGGACCAGCCGGCACGCGCGGCAGCGGCACGCTTACACTGGTGAGCGGGTCAGGTCCGACCGCAATTCCATACAGTGCTGCAGAGAACGTCAGCGCGCCTGTTCTCGACGCGAACCCGGCAGACGTGATTGAGGATTTTCTGACGAACCCCCAATACGCTATCGGTCTGACTTCGGGCGCCATCGACTCGGTAAGTCTGGAGTTCTATCGCACCTACTGTGCTGCGCAAGGATTGTTCATTTCGCCCTTGCTCTCCGACCAGGAGCAGATGAGTCAGACGATCGACCGTTGGGCATCGATCACCAACACGCTGATCTTTTGGAGCGAGGGTATGCTGAAGTTCGTGCCGCTGGGCGATTCCGCCATCACCAACACCGGCATTGCACCCAATGTTTCCTTTACGCCGAATCTCTCCGTCGCTTACGGCCTGACCTATGATGATTATATCGACAAGGGACACCATGGCCGTTCAGGCGAAGCGGCGCCGCCTCTGCAGGTGACGCGCATCGATCCGGCAGACGCACCCAATCACGTCAAGGTTGAAGTGAAGGATCGCGCCAACGCTTACAACACCGCTCCCATAGAGTGGCAGGATCAGGCACTTGTCGACCAATTCGGGCAGATTAACTCCAACGTTACAGATGCTCATGAGATTTGCAGCATCTCGACGGGAAATATCGTTGCCCAGTTGATCGGGCAGCGACTCGCTTACCAGCGTAATACCTACGCCTTCACGCTGGGGGCGGAATTTTCCCTGCTCGAGCCTGGCGACATCGTCACGGTTACCGAGCCGCACATTGGCATTTTCAATCAGCCGGTACGCATCAAGACGATCGACGAGGATGACAAATACAATCTGGCGATCACTGCCGAAGAATTTCCGGGAACGCTGGGTACCGCAATCGCACCCGACATCGTCGGTGCGCAGCAATCCGGCGGGGGAACCGGCGGCTACGATCAATATGTCGATCCGGGCAATGCAAATCCACCCTGCGTGTTCGAACCCAATTCGGCGCTGACGGGAGGAGTTGCGCAGGTCTGGATTTCATTGAGTGGTGGCGCGAGCTGGGGCGGCAGCATTGTTCTGGTCAGTTTCGACGGGACAAACTACAATCAAATCGGATTCATCACCGCGCCTGCTCCGCAGGGTGCCACGACTGCGGATCTGCCATCGTTTTCAGGCGCGAACCCTGACACAACCCACACCCTAGCGGTCGACCTCACCGAGTCCGGCGCTGTTCTGCCCACCAATGCGACGGACGCAGACGCACAGGCGTATCGTACGCTGTGCTATGTTACGTCGAGCTTCACAGTATCTGACGACGCAGCGACGCTGCCCGACACTGGCGAATTGCTCGCCTATGGAAATGTTGCGCAGGGCGCCACGGCCGAGCAGTTCAACATCAGCTATCTCGAACGGGGACTTTATGGAACAGAAGCTCCGGATCATCCGGAAGGTTCGTTTTTCACCCGCGTGGAGCTCGGTCAGACAGACCCCCCAGGTAATTGTGTGCTGATCTATGATCTGCCGACCCAGTATATCGGCACGACGATCTATCTGAAATTCCTCGGCTACAACACCTTCGGCAACGAGCTGCAGGATCCAAGCGACGTTGTTGCATATGCATACACGACGACCGGCGCGGGTTTCGGTGGCGGCGGGGCCGGAGTACCGATCGAGCCGACAGGATTGACGGCGACGGGCATCCCCGGCGGCATAGCTCTCTCGTGGAACGCGAATCCGCCAACCGACAACGTCCTGTACTACGATGTCTACCGGGACGGCCTGTTGATATTCGAGGGTAACGTCACGAACTGGACAGACACGAGCGTGGTTCCTGGCGCTTCGCACACCTACGCGGTCGAAGCTGTGAATATCGCCGGAGATTCTGTGCCAAGCGCAAGTGCGACGGCTGCCGCGTCGGCGTCCGTAAACGGCGGCCGCTCCGTCACGGTGAGCGCGTCGCCGCTCCCGATCCTGACAAGCGACAATTACGTGGGGGTCACCAACACGAGTGGGGCCGCGTTGGCGATCGATCTACCCTCGACGCCGGCGACCAATCAGGATGTCCGCCTCGCCGACGAAGGTGGAAACGCCGCCACGTTTAACTGGACAGTCAGGAACACGGGCGGCGCGATAGTCGGCACCGTCGCGGTCGATGGCGGCGGCATCTCGCTGCATTGGACCGGCGCCGTGTGGCAGCAAGTTTTCTAACGCAAAGCCCGGCGCCGGCCGATCTATCCATTCCCTACTCGCCGTTCGCCCTCGTTCGAAAGGACCATCATGAGACATTGGAAACTCGCGGCCGCGATCGCGGTCGTGACAGGCATCGGCACTGCCTGGGCCGGACAGGTGCCCAATCCCATCAATGCTGACAACACGATCATCGTCGGTGATTTCCTGCTCGGGAATGGCGCGCAACGCGTGACAGATTCGGGCTGGTCCCTTGTGCCGATGGCGAAAGGAGGCTGCAACGCCGCGCTGACGGCGACAGCGAACGATCTGCTGTACTCAACATCATCAGGCTGCGCGCTTTTGCCGACGGCGAACTCCTCCATCCTCGCGACCAACGGTTCCGGCGCACTGGCGTGGGCAACGTCGCTGCCGGGCGGCATCATGGTTCCCGCCGGAGATTTGCCGCTTCCGACATCGACGACGCTCGGCGGGCTGGAAGCGCAGACCTGCGCCGCTCATCAATGGCTCGACGTCATCCCGACAACACAGGTTCAGCCGTCCTGCGCGCAGCCGACGTTTTCCGATCTCTCCGGATCGATTGCTGCATCGCAGCTGATTGCGCCGACGACGTCGGCCTTTGGAGGCATCTTTGCAATCGCCTGCCCGTCGCATCAGTGGATCGAAGTGATCCCGGCATCCGGGACACAACCCACATGCGCGCAGCCGGCGATCACCGATATTTCGGGCATCTCCGCAACGTCGCCGCTCAGCTACTCCGCAGGTGCGTTCGCGCTGAACATCGGAACCGGCCTGACGACATCGGGCGGCAATCTCGTGCTGGCCACGCCGACGGCAACGACGATCGGGGGTGTGGAGAGCGTCACCTGTGTCTCGCATCAATGGATCAACCAGGTCACGACAGCCGGCGTTCACAACTGCACACAGCCGGCGTTCTCCGATGTTTCCGGCTCCATCGCGGCCTCGCAGCTGATCGCGCCGACGACGTCGGCTTTCGGCGGCGTCTACGCGATATCCTGTCCGACCCATCAATGGATCGATGTTATTCCGACGAGCGGCACGCAGCCCGCCTGCGCGCAGCCGGGCTTCGCCGACGTCTCCGGCTCGCTTGCGCTGTCACAGATGGCGGCGCAAAGCGCCGACACCGTCGACATGAACGCGTCCGGATCGAGCGGATCGCCGACCGCCGTGGCGATGCCGACGTCCGGCACAAATGGCTGCGCGGGTTCGTCGAACGCGCTGACCTACAACACTGCAACGCATGCGTGGGGCTGCAACACGATCTCGGGCGGCGGGGGCGGTATTTCCGCCGTGACGGGACCCGGATACGTGTCGGGATACTACTACCCGCCGCTCGGCTCCGGGCAACCCTCCACCGAATCGCTCTCGAGCACAGGAACCATCTACTTCTTCTGGATTCCCGTCACCACCAGCCAGACGTTCACAAAGATCAGCATCGATGTCACCACATCTGGCACGGGCAACTGCGAACTCGGAGTTTTCGGCACCACTGCAGGCGAGCCAGGCAATCTGATCGACGACTCCGGAAATGTCTCGGAAGGCGGCGGCATGCAGACAATATCGGGCCGCTCGATCGCACTTTCGCCGCCTGGCGCATGGGTTGCAATGAATTGCAGCGCGTCGGTCAGCGTCGAAGGATCTGGAAACGTGGGCGCTGCGGAGTCCCTGATCGGAACCTTTCTCGGATTTTCGAACGGAACGACGGTGGTCGAGGGCTACAAGGAAACCTACGCGTACGGCGCGATGCCGTCGTCCGCCAGCAGTCTCACGGCGCTGACGGGTTCCAACGTCACCTACTTCGTTTTCCTCAGTCCGTGAGCTGCAACACTAACCGCGGCTCCCTCCGCCAAGGGCGATGCGCTCGAGCCCGTCGGTAACGATGTGACTCTCAAGCCCTGTTCCTGAAATCAATCTCCGGAGAAACCCATGATTCTGATGCTCGCGCCCGCCGCGAACATGCAGTTCGCGTCCATGCCCTCAGGCTCCTCTTACGTCTCCGACGCGGACGGATTGATCACCATTGTGAACAACTCCACCGCCGACCAGATCGCGCTGATGGCGGCAGGATGCCGAACGCTGCTTCCGGTGCCACAGGGACTGAACTTCGCGACGCTGGCCGCGCTGTACGCGACGGACAACTATGTGGCCGGCACATTTGCACTGGTTTACGCCGATCCGACGAGCGCCAATAATGGCACCTGGGAGAAAACAAGCGGCGGCAACGGAGCCGGCAATTGGAGTCAGCTGTTCAACTACAGCCTGTCCACCATCTCGGCCGCCGTCGGCGCGGAGACCGCGCGCGCGGAGGCCGCCGAAGCCGCGTTGAGCACGCGCATTTCCGAGATCCCATCGGTCAACTTCGGCATCGGGACCTCAGCATCCGGCGGGCCGGTCGTTGCGGCCACGACGGGAGCGCTGCCGTCCAACACCTATGGCGGCGGCGTTCTCACGGCCACGGCAAACGGCGCGCTTCCCGCGCAGGACGGCGTGACGCTTGCCGCCGGACAACGCCTGCTCGTCAAGAACGAGGCGACGGCCGCGAACAACGGCCTCTATGTCGTAACGCAGGCGGGCAGCGGTTCAACGCCTTACATTCTTACACGCGCGGGCGACGCGAGCACCGCCTCGCAGCTCGCAGGCCTCATGGTCGCCGTCCTGCAGGGAGGAACGACGAACGGTGGAACCTACTGGCTGCTGTTCCTGGCCGCGTCCGCAATCACCGTCGGCGCGACGCCGCTCTATTTCACGCCATTTCCGGTTCCCGCGAGCAGCACGCGGCAACTCGCGGTGAACGGCGTCTTCTGGCTCGGCGCCGCCAATCTGCCCAGCTCTCCCTCGGTCGGTGACCGCTGGATTCTCGGCTACGGCGACTCCTACTACACCGCCATCGCGCAATGGACGGGCACGTCTTGGATCTATGTCTTTCCGCTCGACGGCGATCAGGTGTGGAACCAATCGAGCGAAAGCTTCCTGCGCTACAATGCATCGCTGGTGGCGTGGTGCCTGATTCCCGGCGCGACCGAAGCAGCCAACACGGCACAGGCCACCGCCAACCAGGCCGGCTTCATGAACGCAGCGGCGGATGGATCATGCTATGTGCGGGCGCAGTTTGCGGCGCAGCGCTACCGGCTGGATGGCGGGCCGGCCGCGGGAGAAAGCAGCGTTGCGATCGTGGCACGCGCATCGTCCGCCGCGAGCTGGCCGCGCGACAACCAGGAACCGGTGGCGCAGTTCAGCGGAACGGCAACGCGGCGCGACGCCTATGGCGGCCAGGCATGCGAGCGTGCAAGCACGAACTTCATCCAGAACTCCAACATGGCCGGAGCAGCCACGCCGTCGACATTGCCGACGGACTGGATTCTAAGCAGCGGGGTTACTGCAACCGTAAATGCGGTGAACACGATCAACGGTTATAGCGGCGGGGCGGGATACGTAGAGTTGGACGTCACATTGTCAGTCGCGTCTCTGGAGTCGGATTCATTCAATATATATTTTCAATCTCCAAAAATCGTTTTGTCGTCTCAAGTTCGAGGGGGCTGCACCCTCTCCGCCTATATTGGCATAGTGTCCTCCAGTTTCACGGACACGTCCGGCACTTTCTGCGATTTGGCGCTGGACGAGTACTCGAGCGGGGGTTCGTACATCGGAACGACGATTGGCTACGGTTTTTCGTATCCGACGACAATTGTCCATCGAAGCGTTTTCCGCGCGGTACCATCCGGAAACGGAGTCAGCCCCTATCTTCGCATCCACTCTGCTGACAATGGAAATCTGGGCACCGGCTCGATCCGTCTCCTCATTGCAATGCCCCAGCTTGAGGACGCTTCGGGAGAATTCGACTACACCAGCTGGATCCCGACGACATCCGGCAGCGTCAGCCGCAATGCAGAAACCTGTTCGCTCGTCATTCCAGCAGAGTATTCTGGAAGTGCTGATGTGTTTCTGCAGCATGAATGGTTCGGCGAGTGGCTTCCCGCGCAGAGTATTTTGTCGGGCACCGTCGGCATCAATCCGGTCGCCACAACGGAAGCAGCGACAAACGGCTGGAGCGGCATCGCGGATGCCTATGCGATGCAGACCGGCACTTACGCCGGCAACTGGCAGGCACAGAACGCGTTGGCCGAGGCGCTTTATCCGACACTCATGGCGCTCCCATTCCCCGGTGAGACTGGCGGTATCGGACAACAACTTCCCGCGCAGTATACTCAGATATGGAATCCCCAGAACAACGCCTACTACGGCCTCATGGCGCAAGGGGACGAACAGTTTCAATCGCCGTCGTCCTACGGGTTTCTCCGCGCCGCGAACAAGCTGGGCCTGTTTCAATTCGAAGCCAGGCCCGGAGACCAGTCCTGGTGGGACATTGCCAATCCGGAATCGCCGCCTGTCTGCCATCTGCAACTGGCCGCACAAACCGGCCCGGCATCCGCCTTCGCGACAAACGCCACCGTCTGGGGTTCATTCGCGTTCGAGCTTCTGGGTGCGTTGCCCATGTCGGGCGCCGTATGGACGACGAACGATTTCTGCGTTCTGAACGAGTTGCACCAGGAGGGCCCGGGAGGCATCGGGCCGTCCGGGCCGTTCCAGTTCGTGCTGCTGCCTGGAGACTTCCTGGGCGTCAATGCATTTTCGAATACCAACGTTCACACCAGTACTGCGCGCATCTGGACATCTCCCGCGCCACTCTCGCGCGGACTGGGACAGTGGCATCGCTGCGTCTACACCGTGACGTTCACGCCGAGCGGAACAGGGAATGCCAATATCAGCGTCTGGGTCGATGGCGCCGAAGTAATAACCAGTCTCGATGTTCCGTGCGGCTACTCGGACGCGACGGGGTATTTTCATATCTTTTGCCTGTATCGGCAGGCGGATAACCCGAATGATGAAATCATCCGATTTGCAAACCAGGAATGCGGGATATCGAGCTTGGCAAATCGGACCACGTCGCCGCTGCCAATAGCCTAACGTTTCTCGATCACCAAATCCAAATTCGGATCAAAAAATCCGTCGTGAACCCCGGCATGAACGACCTTGAGAATGGCTTTGTATCGCCGATCCAGTACTGAGGTGCGCAGTCGTCTCACAATTCCCTGGTAGGCTGACAGACTGCTGACGACGTGAAGGTTTTGGACCCTGTCGATCGCGATATCAAACTCGTGAAAACTCACCCCCCGCCCTCGTCGCAGAAAATGATCTTCCGATGACGCGTCGCGTAGCCGGTACAGATTGTTGAAATTCTGCCGCGGACTGAACTGCGAATATTCGAATGCGAGCTCGTCCGGCAACCAGTGAAAAAATGGCAATCGGGACGTATGTTCGTCGAAGTACCAAAGACGATTCGGGGTTTCAACTATTGCGAGCGCGCCTCCAGTGCGTAGCGCCGTCCAGGCCGAGCGCAGGGCACGTAACCTCTCCGCAATCGTCATGTGCTCAAGAGATGCGAAAAACACGATGACGTCGAACGCATCAGCGCCGAAGGACTCAGCGATGTCTTCGGCGCGTAATGCTATAACCTCAGCGTCAACGTCATAGATACGGCAACGATCACATGCGACCCGCAGTGCATCTTCGTCGATATCGATTCCAATGACTTTCGCGCCTTGTTCGGCCAGCGCAACCGTGGAAGAACCCGTGCCGCATCCGATTTCGAGTATCTTTTTTCCAGGCAGCGAACAAACGCTGTCCAGCCACGGAATGTTGGTGGTTCTATCAAGTTCCAGTCTCTTGTACAGATGATCTTCAAGATCGGAGCGATAGGAATCCGGCGAATAGGTGGATTCGGCCCTCCATCCGGTGTGATAGTTCAGCCGGATCGATTTTTCGACGAGCGCCAGGTCAGTTACGCCGATCTGCTTTTGGTTTTTTGACAGGCGAACAGGCACAGGGGAAAGCACCTGTCGCACCGCTTTTTTCAGGGATCGAAGATTGTCGCTGATCATCCTGAGCGCGCCATCCCACACTTCGAGTCCGCAGGTCTAAGTAGGTTTTCTTGCCTGTATAAATCCGCCAGACGTGTGGACATCTTCTTCAGTATAAGCCTGCCACTGTCGGCATAATTGTTTATGTGCAAGCGTGGGCTCTGCAGTCAATCGTTCGGACACCAATATCTCGAAGCCGGCGAGTTCCACCTCTTCTACGATCCGCGAGTGCGGCAAGCGATTGATCATGAACGGCCTGGCGCCGACCACGACTTCCCATGTTGACGCGCCAAACGTTCGATGGCCGTCCCATGAACGCATTATGCCGTGAGAGCTGAGATCGTATTGGTGCGACATCAGCCCGCCGGGCCTCAGCCAGCGATGGGCCGACTGTAGCGTCGAGCGAATGTCGGTAACATGTTCAAGCACGGAGTGTGAAATTACAAAATCTACACTCTCTTCTCTCACTTGGGCTGCTGAAAACGGAGCACAATAATCGATAAACGGAGTCTCGGATTCTCCTCCCATTGTCACCCGCCCCACGTCCCGAATAATGGAAGCTACCCTGTCTGGCTCGACCATCCTGCTCAAAACAGAGTCATCGAGAATGGCCGACGGAAATCCTTTACTATCGAGCAGATATCCGAAATCTGGCCAACCATTGACTTCAACCCGAACCCGTCGTCGAAAAAGCTCGAACAGGCCTTGCGCGACGTTCACCGCATAGCAGTTGGCAGCGTACGGAATTGTATCCACGCCAATATATCGCTCGGCGCCACTCAGCAGGGCTGCAACGCCAACGCCCAGGGTGTCACCAGGACCAAGCTCCGCAATGATCCGGGGAACGCCGCAGTGGACTGTTCTGTTCAGGAGCGTAAGGTGTTTCAGCCATACGCCATATGAGTACTCTGCGCGCACCGCTTCGCTGAGATTCATGTGGCGTTGACGGAACAGAGGATAGACCCCCGGAACATAGGTTGTCGCGCCTTTCAGAAGCGCAATACACGCATCAATTTTCATCGCCGCAACATTTTCATTGGCATGCGCTCAACCTTCGAGGAGCATAGAACAACACGACAGTGCCAGCAGACTGAAGCAGCCGCACGAATGCTACCGTTTTTCGGCCGACCGCTCGCCGAGCCGCCTCCAATGCGGAAATACTTACCTCGTGTTCGGTTTGAGCTCCAGTCCCAGACGTGACCAATGCGAACGACAAACTTTCACACACGCGAGTCAGGGGGGCGTGACCGTCCCTAGCGGGGTTGTGTGATTCGCCTGGTAGCAAGTGACAGGCGATCGAATTGCGTCTGTACTGATGCGATAATCGTCCTGCGTCTGGCCAACACCTGAGATTCTACCAAATGCCATGATAGGCTGGCGAACAGGAGCGCAACGGCTAGCGAAGTTCCAAAATTGAACCACGTATTGTTCAGGGTCGGAAACGCGTACATCACTGTTTGCTGGACAGGATACCCGTATAGATAAACACCGTAGGAATAGTCACCTGTTGCCGTAACGAACGTTTTCCTAAAATCCGTCAGGCCGAGAAATACTGTGCAGTACGCGACCGGGAAGCTTGCAGCATACTGATAGGTGCCGTTCCACAGAAGCGCGTAGGATGCAACCGAACACCCTATAAATATGGGAAAGTTCAGCGGGAGCAGGTCTCTGTAGAGGAATATCGCCACGCCGGCCAAGAATGAAATCAGTAGCGTGTTGAGGCTCACGCCTGCAAAAAGCGGCAATCCAGCGCTGTGGTTGTGGGCAGACATGAAAAGCGAAAGCGTCAAGAT